ATTTTAATCCATTTTCTGTTTCATTTTCATTTAATAGTTTTTGTGCTAAATATCCATCCCACCAAGCTGTTAAATATACTCCTATTTGATGTCTTAATACTCTTATATCAAACTTTGCATTAAACATTATTAGTTTTACATTTGCATTTCTTAATGCTTGTAATTGTATTTTGCATTGTTCTTTTGTTAATTGATTTGATACTTTTTCATTTGTTATATAATCTATATGATTTATTGGTATATATACTGCTTGTTCCCCTGGTGTATATAGTGAAAAACCTACTATATCATCTAACATAGGATTTAATCCTGTTGTTTCTGTGTCCAATGCACATATACCATTTTCAATACATTTATCTACATAATCTTCTAGTTCATCTGCTGTTCTTATTGCTCTATATTTATCTTTATATTCGCCTAAATTTATTTCAACTAGTTGTTTCATATTATTTATTCTATCAAGCAAGCTACTACCTGCTTTCATAACTTGCTTGACTGGTTTTTTTGTTGTCTTTTTTGCTATTTGTTTATCAGAATCCTTTGTACTTGGTATTCCTGGTAGAGTAAATAAATCCATTAGAAGCTATCTTCCTCACTATAATTTGGGCGTCTACGAACTGGTGTAGCAGGAGTTTCTCTTGTAGCTCTTCTTTGTGGTTGTTCATTTCTTGCACTTGCTCTTGTATTATTTGCTTCATCTCCAAATGTTCCTGTTTGTAAATAATTTAACAATTCATTATAACTTTTAACTTGAAAACAAGTTCCTTCTGCATTTATTTCTGGAAAATCTTCTACAATTGCATTATCTGTTTGCATTGGATATGTTTCATAAGTTGTAGATGTATCTCCTTTTTTGCCAACTCTTTCTACTTCAAATGGTGTTGCTACAAGTGGATTATATCTTGAACATAAACTTGATAATTTTTGGAAAAATGTTTTACCTCTTGTCCATATTTTGCTTTCTTTTGAAGTCATATCATATACTGGTATATATATTTTAGCATTTACCTTATAGCCTGCTTCACATAATGGACAATTATGTATAGGTTCATTATAGGTTCTTAAGCATTCAATGTCCATTCTTTTACCATCTACTTCAATTTCGTGTACTGATACTCCTTCAACATCATTTATATCATTATATAAAAATCTTATTTTTGAAGTATCCCCGTTATCTTTTAAATTAAAATAATTGCTTTTTTGGGCGCCATAGTTTTCTGCCTCATCAAATGAAAATCTTGCCATACTATTTTTCCTCCTTTATAATTAATTTTATTCCTGTTCTTTCTTCACCATCAAATTCCACAGTTGTAAATGCTGGTATACATATTAAATCTATTCCCAATGATGCTACAAAACCTCTTGCTATTGCAATAGCTTTTATTGCTTGATTTAAAGCACCTGCTCCCACCATTTGCATTTCAACTTTCTTATTTTCTTTAATTAATGCTGCAATAGCTCCTGCTATTGAATTTGAATTTGATTTACTTGATATTTTTAATACTTCCATTATTATTCCTCCTCTTTTTCTTTTTCGATTTCTTTATAATTTGGATTGTCACTAAAAATAATATGTTTTATATATTTTTTATTAAATGAATTTCCTTTTATATCTATAAATTCATATCTAGTATCATTAAGTTTATCATCATAACCCCAATTATAATCAGAACTCAATTCAATTATACTGTCATCTGTTAATGTAACAGTTACAATATATTTTTTATTTTTGTCCATTTACCTTTCCTCCTTTCCTTTTCCTTTACTTTTATTATCTGTCAAGTCAAATGACTTTCTAAATAACCATATTGAAAATTTTTGTAAAATTCTTTGTAATTTTATTTTCATATTGCCTCCTTATATATAATATATAAGATTTTTTAATAAAAATTAAGTTAAACTTAAAATTTTTTGCTTTATAATTTGATTTCTTTGTGAAACTGCACTAGATGTGATATTAAGTAATTTTGCTATTTCTCTAATTTTATAACCATAATTTAATAGCTTAACTTGTAAAGTTTCACTTTCAGTTAAATTATAATCCCTTAATAATAAATTTATATCTTCTATATTTAAATCAGCTACCTCAGATATATTATCTAATTCCCTATATTGAATTATTGATTTTCTTTTATCATAGAGTAATAATTGTGATTCAACTCTTAATCTGTTTTTATAGCATTTTATGAAATATGTTATAAATTTTGCATTACTATTTACATTATAATTTTGTAAACATTTATCCAATTCTTGCAAACAAAAACTAGCTTTATCTTCACTTGATAATAATGAATATAATTCACTTGTTTTATAAATTATTCCAAAATTATCACTATAAAAATAAGCTAGTATATTCGGACATAAGTCCTTTTTATATTCTTCAATAATTTCTTTTTCATTTGCTTTACTCTCCTTTCCTGTTAAAATACTTTTCATCATTTTTAATGTTTCTTTCATAATACTTTACCAACCTTTCCTTTGTAAATTTTTATGTTATTATTATATAGTATAATATAAAAATGTCAAGTCTTTTTTATAAAAATTTTTAAAAAATTTCACAAAGGTTTTCTATTTCCTCAAATATGCATTCATTTATATCTTTTCGACCCGCTGGTAACTTTATTTCAGTTATAATTTTGTTATGTATATTTTCTCTTATTCTTTGTCTTGCTTTTATTCCTGCATCATCATTGTCAGTAGCTAAAATATATTTTCTACAGGGTAATTTATTTAATTGTTCAAATTGATTTTTTGTTCCTAATCCATTAAGAGCTAATGCATATTTATTGTGTTGCCATAATGTTATACAATCTGTCATTGATTCTGTTATATATACTTCCTTAGGAAACTCTTTTAATTGATATAGTTGATAAAGTCCATATAATGGTTTTATAACAGAATTTGGATAATTAAACCATTTCGTATTTACACTTCTTCTTGCTATAAATAAACAATTTCCGTCTTTATCCAATATTGGAAATGTAAGACATTGATTTTTATCGTCGTATCCAATATCAAATAATTCAATAATTTTTTCATCAAACCCTCTTTGAAACATATAAGGATGATAATATCTATATTGGTCAAGTTCCTTATCGTATATAAAGGTTTGGTTTACTTGTTTACTTTCATTTCTTCCAAAATCAATATGTAATTCTCTACTTTCTGCTATTTCTCCTAAAAAGTTTTTTTGTAGCCATTTTAATCCATATTGGCCTAAATCAGCTTTTCCAAATACTCTACTTATCATTTGTTCTAATGAACAGCTTTCTCCGACAAGTAAAACAATGAAGAAATCCATCATCTTTTCTTATTCCACAACTTGCTTTTCTTTCTTGCCCATCTTTGTGAAATGGACAACTTACCATTATATCTTCTGGTAATTCTTTTATTTGATTAAATAAGTATATTCCGATTTATTGCTAATTGTTCTTTTAATTCTTTTATTATATCTATTAAATTTAATTCATAATAACTATCTTGGATTTTAATCATTGAATCATACCTCTTCATTTATTTCTTTTATGTCTAGATATTCTAAATGTTCTAATATTCCATAAGCTAATTTTTGAATTTTTTCAATTCCAAGTATTTTTAATTCTTTATTATTTATACATTTTAAATCATCACATAATTCAATTATTTCAGTAGCTTTATCTTGTGCAAAATTTTTAGCTGTTAATTCTCTCATAGATTATTTACCTCTCTTTCTATTTTGACTTGCCTTTATAGCTCTTCCTTGTTTTTGTGCTTTTGATTTTGCTCATTTTACATAATATGTTTTTCCTTTTGAGTCATATTTATATTCGTCCACTTGATGTTCTTTTTACTGGCATTATGTAATTTTTTTTAGTTCGTTTAATTTATTTATAGTTATTTCTGATTTATACTCATTATCAAGCATAAATTTTTTAAATTGACTAAATTCTATTTTCTATCTTTGTCTCCATTTCATCTAATAAATTTTCTGTATTTTTATCTAACATATTTAAACTATCTAATAATGTATATGTTATTTCTAATGCTGATTTTTTATCTATTATTATTTCTGTTGTATTAGTATCTGTTTTAGCTATGTCTATATTTGCATTAAAATATAAATTGTTTTTTAAATCATAACTACTATTTATTAATTCTTGTAATTTAATTTCCATAATATTTACTCCTTATTATATAATTTCATATAATCATCTATAAAATTCCATAGTTCTTCTGATTTTAAATCATACAATTCTAGTTTATCTTTGAATAAATCTATATCTAGTATCATTGTTGTATCATCTGGTTTTGAATATTCTAATTCATCTAATTGTTCTTGCAAATTTCCATTATCTTCTTCTAATTCTCCATAGCAATCAGCTAAATCATTAAATTCATCTTGTAAATCTAAATATTTAGTTATTAGTTCTTCTTTACTTTTTTCTTTTAATTCTTTTTCAACATACATTTTTATTTCTCTCCTTTAATTCTAAATTTATATTTTCTTTCATAATTTGTAAATCTTGTTTAATAGGATTTATATATAAGCCTAAATTATACGAATTATTTTTAGTATCACACTTTAGATTATAACAAATATTTACAGAAGTATCGAGATACTTATTAGCAAATTTTAATATCTGTTTTTTAATCTTATTAAATTCTTTTTCTACTTTGTTATATTTAGATTTATTAGAAAACATCTTCATCGTCCTTAAACTCCTTTTTAATTCTATTTATTTTTTCTTTTCTTTTTTCTGGATTAAGTCCATCATTGTTACTTGGTATATATTGAAATTTACCTGTATTAAAATCACAATTATATAATAATGTTTGTCCAGTTATACCATCTCTATGTTTTCTAATACATAATTGTAATGTTCCCTCGCTTGCTTTTTGTCTTATTGCTATTACTTTTGTTGCATTCGCTGCTATACCATCACTATCTTTTATATTTTCCAAATCTGGTGCTTCATTATCATCTTCTGTTTTTACTCCTCCGTCTATTACTTTGAACTACTACTAATATTGGTATTCCTAATTCTATTGATAAACTCATTAAATCTTCTGATATATTTGTTAGCATTGTTGTTCTATTATCCCCTTTTTTGTATCTTTCATCTGTTAAATAAGTTATTCCATCTATACCTAATATATCTAGTTTATTTTTAATACAGAAATTTTTTAGTTTACTTACTGTTATTTTTTTATTAAAATCCTGTGGAATTGAAACTATAAATTTATTATCTTTTTGTTTTAGTTCTTGTATATAGTTTTCATATTCTTTTTCTTCTTGCCCCCATACTAAATTTTTATTGCTAAAATTATGTGTTAAGGTATCAAATCTATAACCTATTTTTGTTGCACTCATTTCAGGACTTATCATACCTACATTTAATCCTATTTGCCAAGCGTGTGATAACATTTTACTTAATACCCAACTTTTACCTTGTCCTATTCTAGCAAATAATACAACTAATTCTTCACCTTTTGCAAATCCTTTAAACAATGTATCTAATTCTTCAAACCCTGTTGTTATGTATTTTGTTTCTTTTCCATTTAATTTTTCCTTGTAAGTATTTAATCTAACATCTGCATTTTTTATAATATCTGTTCCTTCATTTTGTTGTATGCTTGTTAGCTTTGGTATTTCTTGTAATAAATATTCAACAGCTTCATCTGAATTTGATTTTAATAATTCTGCTACTTTCTGCACTACTGGTACGGTTTTATAATATAACCATTCTTCATTTAATTTATCTAATAAATATTTATTGCTTTCTGTTACATCTAGCAAATCAAAATCTTGAAATTCACTTAAAAATGTTTCTTTATCTGGAACTTTATTATACTTTTCATAATGCTGTTGTATATAATCAAACTCTTCCCCATAACCTAAAAACATTTCTTTTGTTAAATTATTATCTATTACTAAACTCATATCTGAGGTTTTTAAAATTCGGTTTATTAATTGAAGCACTACCATTTATTTATTTCTCCTAACTTAATTTATCCATCCTAATTCTCTACATTTACAAAGTATTGCTTGTAATTCTTTACTGGATGCATAAGGTTTATTTTTAGTAAAAACGCATTTATCTAAACAATCAAAAGTAATACATATTTCATATTCTTTTTGACAATTATACTTTAATTCTTTTTTAGAAAATATAATAAATTCATTACTTCTAGTAATACTTTTGTTATACTGTAATTCTTCAAACATCATATCAGCCTCACTCACAGTTAAATACCTTCCCTTCTATCTACACCATAAAGTTGTACGATTGTGCTATCATTCCAAACTCTGCTTTTTAATCTATTTCCTAATGCTTCTATTAATTCTTGTTCATTTAGATTTCCTGTATATATATTTGATTTACCATTAAGTTTTCTTTGGTCTATATAAGTTAATAAATTTGAATGGTCATAATCACTTAATTTTCCAGCTGCTATATCATCCCATATAACTAAGTCAACAGTTAATAGATTTTGTTTTAATATTTCAAATTCTTCATCTTTTTTGTTGATTATTTCTTTACATTTTGTTAAAAATGTTGGTGTGTGTATAAATATTCCTCTTTGTCGAAAACCGTTTCCAATCCATATTTTGTTAAAATAGCTTTGCATTAGTTTTATTGCCCAGGTTGTTTTTCCATTTCCAAAATATTTACTATATAGATATAAGTTTTCTCCATTATTTACAAAATTCACTATATCATCTTTTATTTCTTTTAAGAATTTAAAATTTTGTATATCTTCTGGACTTGGTATTAATTCATTTTTAAATTGATTTCCTTTAGGTATTTGACTTATTTCTATTAGGTAGTGCATTTCCATATATCTTATACAACTTGCATTACATTCTTCTGTATTAAATTTATTACAAGTATTTTTATACCAACAATTATCTTTATCAAATTTGTATTGATACATATTAACTCTCCATATCACTTATTAAAAAATCATATAATTTTTCTGCTGTAGATAAATCTATATTATTACCTTCTCCATCTTGTACTATACCAATTTTAAAATTTCTTCCATAATCAAGTTCATATAGCCACCAACCAATTATATCATTATCCATAAACATATTTTCTAATAATTGAACTACTATGTTTTCATGAGATATAGCTAAACTTTGTGTATTATAAAAATCTGATATTATAGCATCATTAAGTTTTCTAGCTCTTTCGTTTGTCTCATTTACAAAATCATTTACTTCTTTTAGCTTATTTATTATATTTACAAATTCTTTTTTTGCTATCATATTGTTCACTCCTTTTAGTCTTTAATTAAATAATATTCTTTATATCTATTTCCAGTGTTTTCATTTTGTAACCATCTATCTTGTACATTTAATCCCTTGTTATGTCTTAATTCATATATTATAGCACTTAATCTATAACTTTGACATAATTCCACTGCTTTCATATCTGTTATTGAATTTCCTTGTTCTAACCAACTTTGTACTTTTTTTATTTTTGTTTCATTATCCATTTTTAATTCTCCTTTTCTTGCTTACCTTTGCAATAAAATTTTCCATACAATCCTTGATATATTTCGCATTCATCTATATCATTACTTTTATAATAAATACAATCATTACAATTATCTTCAAGGAATTTAGTAAGTTTTTCATTTTGCATAATTAATTACCTCCTTTCAAATAATCTCTTTTTATTTGTTTAGTAATTTTAGATTGTGTCCTTGAAATATATGCCTGAGATAAGTTAAATTTATCAGCAACTTGTTGTTGAGTTTGTCCATTTTCTAATTCTAAATATATTTGTCTAGTTTTATCAGATAATTTATTCAACACATTATTTTTAATTTTCTGAATTTCTTGATATTCTAAATTATCTGTTATATCAAAATCGTCTGCTAATACATCTTCTAAAATTGTATTCTCATTTATTGGTGTTTGTAATGAAATTATATTAGTTATATGTTTTAAAGGTCTTCTTATATACATATTTATTTCATTAAAAATTATTCTATAAGCGAATGTTGAAAATGCAAATCCTTTAGATTTATCAAAATTTAATACTGCTTTCCATAATCCTAATAATGCTATTTGTTTAATATCTTCATATTCACTTGGATAATTAATTAAATATTTACTAGCTACTTTGTAAGCTAAATTAATATTTTGATTAAACATTTCTTCATTTGTCATATTTATCAACCTCGTACATATAATATATAATATTTTTTACAAAAAATTAAGTTAATTTTAAATTTTTTTAAAATTTCATATCTGTTCCATCAGGATTTTTTGCTAAACAATATTGATTAAAAAATTCTCTTTGTTTTGGTGTATGATGACATTTTGGTATTTTTGTACTAAATAATATTCTTTTTTCCTCAAACTCCATTTTATCAAATTCTTCATCTGTTATATAATCATTACAAACATCATGGTCTTTTGTATTATCAAAAGATGATTTTGAACTATAACTTGTTCTTGGAGAACCTTTAAATGTATTTTTTGTATTTAGATAACCTTCAAATTTATTTCCAAATAATGTTTCTGGTCTTAAATATTTTTCCATATCTGTACCATACCATTCTTTTACTTTTTTATCTATAACATCATAAAAATTATCTAATGTAAATCCTTCTTTAAATCTAGCTTTTATTAAATTAACTGTTCCTTTTGTTGTATATCTATAATTTGATTTTATACTTTCGTTTAAATAGTCTATAATACATTTTATATTTTCTTTTAAAATTTTATCATTATCAGAAGATTTTTGTTTCTCGACATTATCTTCTTTAAATTTATTTAAAGAAGAATTGTCTATATTATCTACTAGATTATTAGTACAAACTTCTTGTATAGGTATACAAACTTTTTGTATAGTATTAAGTTCAAGATTAGCTTTGTATTTGCAATATTTAACATCATTTAACTCAAATTCCTCTTTTAAAATTAAATTTTTGTCCATTAAATATTTCAAATTACTTGAACAAGTTTGTTTAGATGTATTAGTCCAATCTGCTAAATATTGTAAACTTCCTGTAAATTCTGAATTGCCATCTTGAGAAAATCCATATATTATAGCATATATTAATAGTTCAGTTCCAGATAATTTTAGCTCATTTACCATCCAACCCTGTATTTGTATATAATTTTCATTTCTTACTTTACTTTTTTTCATAATTTCCTCCTAAAATGTGTATTCTTCAAAATATTTTAATTCATCTTTTATAATTAAAATTCTATTTCTAAACATTTCTGATAATTCCATATTAGACTTAAAATGATTAGAATAATCTGAACAAGAAAATTCACTATTTAAAATTGGTTTATACTCACTTATTAATAAAGGTTCTAATATATGCATATCAGCCTCTGTGATGGTTTGTATTGGTGTTACTGCTGTTATGGGTAATTTATCACTTGTTCGTTCATATATGGATGATATGATTCTATTTCTTAAGTTTTTACTTTTACCTATATAAACTAAATTATTTCCAGACCATAATAAATAAACTCCTCTAACTTTATTTATTTTGTTTAATTTAGCTATAAAGTTATCAATATCAAGCTCTAATTTATACTTATGTTTAATATCTTCTAATTGAGTATTAATAAGCATATCATCATTTACGACTGTTACTACTTCCCAATACTCATCTGCATTATCATTAATAAATTGATGAGTTACTTGATAACTTGTTAAATCTGGTAAATCAATTTTTAAAATCTCTGATATTATTCTTGCAAAATTAATCATTTTATCTGTTGGTTGCATAATAAAACCTCCTTATAATAAAACAAAAAGTGATATAAGAATTGCGAGAAACTTATATCACTTTTATTTATATAATTATCCAATATGAATTGGAATTATATCTATTTAATTGTTAACCGCAATTTTTTATCCTTACATATA